ACGAGAATGTACCCGATTCCTGCGACGAAGCGCAACCCGACAGCGTTTCGTTTCTTATTGGTGGGAATAGAGGTAAAATTATGAAAGGAGGCGTGATGACACAAGGACAACGACAACGAGCTGAGATATCACATATACGAGGTATAACTTCATTTGTTAAAAACATGGTAATTTCAAAAATTAGTACAATTTTATCACTGCCAAGTAATGCTGAATTGAACGCAAAGAAAAACCAATTGAACAATTATCTCAACGCCAACACTGACACATTGCAGATAAAAATGGCATTTCAATGTTACAGGATTTATTATGATATTCTTAAAAATTTGGATAACTATTTTAATCGAGTTTCAACGCAAAGTGCGTGTGTTGTTGGTGCAAATGGTAGGGTCAGTCGCGATTATAATAGTATACAAATTGATGTACCAGATACAAGAAATTTTTTGATCGATATGATGAATATTAAAAAGCAAGTAAAAGGGTTTCTAAGCAATGGCGTTACAATTTCATATCTGACAAATCCAAGTGCCATTACCAATCCGTTACTCCAAAATTATATTTTCATTAGTCTTAACCTAATTTCTTCTAACCCCATTCCCAAAAGTACGCGAAGCCAACGTGAAGCAACAATAGAGACATATGTTCAAGGAATATTATCACCGATCACCACGGCGGGTGGTGGTGCTTCTTTCCGTGCTTTTTTTGCAGAATATAGTAAGAATTTATGGAGTTCAATCATCGCTCATAACTGGACTGATGGAACAGAAGCACAAGATCCCCTTGATGCATTTAATACAAAAAAATTATCTGATGATTTTTTAGATGCCTTAAAAGAAATGATAGCCGAAACGTTGGGAATATCAGATGCTGAACAAATTAATACAGTCGATAATAAAATATTGGGCCAAATTTATCAGGCGGTAGTAGCGCTGAAACCACAACAAGATATTTTATCGCAACACCAGCAATTCGGGCAGCAACACCAGCAACACCAGCAATTCGGGCAGCAACACCAGCAACACCAGCAACATCAGCAATTCGGGCAGCAACACCAGCAACATCAGCAACACCAGCAATTCGGGCAGCAGCAGCAGTGGCAGCAGCAACACCAGCAACACCAGCAACAGGATGATGATGGGGCAATGGAGATAGAGAATGATTTGGGCGGTGGTGCAAAAAAAAGAGTAATGCATGGCGGCGCCAATCATGAGACGGGGTTATTATTTACACTGTGTACATGGGATAATTTATTTAATTTAGATTTTTCACCATTTGAATACTTTACAAGTCCTTCTTCCAGTATGGATCTACTTCACGTAAAACCTGTCTCTTCTGCGGGTGGAGATAAGTCTAGCACTATCTTTGGTAACAGTTGGGTGCTTCCCACCGGTAACAATACTGTCACGCTAGACCAACTAAATGATATATTTATTGAAGGCATGAACGCGACCGTGAATCAACTTTCCGCCACAGCCCCAACAAAAAATATTGCACTATCTCTCGCGGCAGGAACCACAGCACAATATCCCTTCAATGGACCATATTTATTAAACTTTCCGTACACAAATCCGAATATCAACGGGGACTTTCTTAGTACTGGTTGGTCTAAGAATACTTGGCCACTAGTCTTCCCTTCCCAGGCGCCAGGGTTCGACAGTGCAGCTTTTCTTCGTGCTCAGGGGTATTGTAATGATGGTGTTATTGTATACTTTCCTAGAATGGGTAGAACATATCTCAATAATTGTGAATTGTTAACTCCCGGCGGAACTGATGAAGACAGAATAAAACAACAAGGAATATTAAAATATGTTTTATGGGGCGATAATTCGCAATTGGGAGGAGGAAGAAAAAGAAAAAAGAAAACACGTAAAAGAAAAAAACGAAAATATAAAACATTAAGACGAAGAAAAAGAAATCGAAAACACTCATTGAAACGCAAAAAGCGTAAGAGAAAAACCCGATTTAAAAAGTAATTAAAAAGTATTTAAGTATAAAAAAATACTTTTTAACACATGAAAATAGTAGTTGATAATAGAGAGCATTCGCTTATTAAACTTTTAAAAGCTCTTAATAATGATTACGAATATAACATACCTATAGTTGTAGAAAAAATGGATCTGGGAGATATTGCAATCCATTTTGATGATGAAGAAATTATATTAATGGAGAGAAAGAAACTATCTGATTTAGCTTCCTCTATAAGAGACGGTCGTTATAAAGAGCAATCCTATAGATTAAATGGGAATTCTCTCCATAATCATAATATAATGTACATCATCGAGGGAAATATCTGTAGATACAATGGTAAATTTAGTAAGGTAAAGCCTGAGACTTTATATGTTTCCATGTTTTGCCTTCAGTATTTTAAAGGGTTCTCGGTGTTCAGAACAATGGACGTTACAGAAACTGCTGAATATATTTTGCGGATTACAAATAAGTTACGGAGAGAAAAGGAAAAATATGGATTTTACCATTCTAAATTTGTTGAAAAGCCTAAATCCTATACTAACGTTGTCAAAAAAGTTAAAAAAGACAATATAACTCCTGATAACATAGGAGCAATATTGCTTAGTCAAATACCCGGTGTCAGTACAAAAACCGCTGAAATTATTATCAATAAATATCAAACAATATTAAATTTACTTCAATGTCTAGAGAAAAATACTAGTTGTTTAGATGATTTAACCTACAAAACATCTAAGGGACAAGATCGAAGGATTTCTGGAACAGCTATTAAAAATATTATACAATATTTGTTGTGTAAAAAATCATCTGTTATAAAAATAGATATTTAGTATATATAAGCATGAAGTTGAGTGAAATAGGAATTACGATTGGATATGTTCTAGTTATTTTAGGGTTTTTTTATTTTATAGGTTTAGCCTTGAATACGAAAGAGATTGTTGAAAATTTTGAGTCGAAAAATGACGACGTACCTCCTGGAAAAATGGCTGAATTAATTGAGGATTTGAACACCTCATTAAAAGATGATTTGAATATAGGTAAGAACCGTGCAGCATATCAAGACGCATTATCTCAGATGCATGAGAATGTAAATTTATCGATGTTAAAAACGGTGTCTGATACTAAAAGCGCAATACCTGATGATGAAGACTTGCAAAGAATACAAAATCTCAGACAGCATCGAGATACTTTGAGTGAATTAGAAGATTTTCTTGACGGAGTCAGAGATTAAATTTAGGAAATGAATTATAAATTATTATATGATTTATAATTTCTAATACTATAATAATATATATATAATGCCAGGGTTACCGGATCATTCATCATCGTCTTATACGCGCCGTAGAGGAGAGCGTGAATATAATAAACACTGTTGTCCGAAAAAACCAGGCGGAGGTCCTCAAGGTGCACAAGGTGCAACAGGTGTCCCGGGTTCCAATATTATAGATGGAAATTGCTATTCAGATTATTTGTATTGGGATACCACTACCACTCCAAATTCATGGAAAAATGGAAATGGCACAACAGGTGCTATTAGCCAAAATATACATATTGGTTGTGGGGCGCAAGAAAATACCCCGCCTAATCTTAAAAGCGGCAGTATTGCTATAGGCGACGCTGCCGGACAATTCAATCAATGTTCTGATACATCTGAGCATGGTTCAATCGCAATTGGCCCTTCAACAGGAAATGAATATCAGGGACCAAATGCAATCGCAATAGGAGGGAATGGGTTTTTTCCTTTTTTCACCACTATAACTGGTAATTCCAACGCTATCAAATCTGCGGGTAGAAATAATCAAGGAAAAGGGGCAATAGCTATAGGATCGGGAGCATCGCCAGGATGGAATTATACACCCACTGGATTAGTGTCCTCAGATCCAAGCGGACAAGGCCAGTATTCCATTTCTATTGGATACCGAGCAGGAAATAGTATAGGTGCTACAGGAACCAATGTATTCCCACCAAATAGCGGTACTGTTTTAAACACTACCGCTCCTTCCCAGCCTCACCCAGAGTCACTATTAATTCAACCTGATAATAATATTATTATTAATGCAACCGAAAGCCAAAATGCAGGAAAATATGATAATACAACATCCAGTTGGACTATTAATTCCGATGCTTGTTATATTCTCCCCATTCGCGAACTTAGTACACTAACCCCCTTATACTATGATCCCATTACACATGAAGTTACTTATTCGAGTAGTGTACCTATAAGTAGTCCAACAGTAGTTGCCATGCAAGAAAAAATCACGACATTAGAGTGTAATTTAGAAATATTATCAACAACAGTGAATACATTAAAAAGTCAGATAGAGTCATTATTATAAATAATAAATGTTTTCATTATATTGCTATAATATATAATGAAAACGGTTTTGCTAATTGGAGCATTTGCTTTATTTATTATTGTATTTTACAATGTATGCAATGATGCTATAGAAGAGTTTAGAGGAAGAGGAGGTGGTCGCAGAGGTGGTGGCGGTCGCAGAGGAGGATTTAGAAGAGGTGGATTTAGAAGAGGAGGTCGCGGAGGGGGATTTAGAAGACACGGATTCAATCCTAATAGATATGTGAGAGGTTTTAGACGAGGAGGAGGATGGATGCCTAGAAGAAGCAATTATTGGTACGATAGTTTTTCATGGCCTACTGCATGGTTGGGTTGGGGTGCTTGTAAAAAGGGATGTACTCCAGACGGATGCCCTATTCCAGGAAATAATTATGATGAATGTGTTTGGGCATCAGATTGCTATGGATGCTAATACTATTTGTCATCTAATAAATCCTTAACAGTTTCATATGTCCAAAAGTTTATAGAATTTACTATAACCGCTCTAGTAGCACAAATAGGATATCCCTTCCATATATTTCCTAGTTTAATAGCATCTTTAATACTAATGTTTTGTACCATCTGTCGATTCTTAATAACCTCCATTGGATAGGTTATTGTCCAATTTGATAATCCAGCTAGACCACCAGCTACTAAAGAATTAAGTCCGTGATCTCTGGCATAATTATAACTTGTAAAATACACAGACATGGCAGTCATTTCTCTCCCGAAAGTAGGTATACGCCCCTTATTTGTTAAAATAGTATTAAAATTAATTTTTTGTTTGGTTTGTTGTTTAACCTTGCCTAGATCAGAACAAAAAACAAAAGGTGCAACACATAGACCGGATAACATTCCGGATAATAAATAACTGTTTGTAAAACTCATACTCCGTTCTACTATAGGGAAAACAGTCATGTTAAACCCTACAGCGGAACATAATGGAAAGCGCCATCCCCTATAATAATCTTTAAGAGGTAACCTTTTCCATTTTTTATTATTTTGTATCAGAGTAAGAGTGGTTTCAAAAGGATGACCCACTGAAACCTGGGCTATACCCACGCATGCTGCAGCAATAAAATCAGACATACTATATTACAGATATAGTATATCTATTAGAACACTTTTAACTTTCTTTTTAATTTTCTTATTAAACCATCTGAAAACTCTTGATAATTCCCATCCTTAAAAGCAAAATAGGCACCCGTCGCAAACGGAGAAAGGAACATGATATATAAAAAAGTTATCGATGCTAAAAGAAAAATGAATCCCCATACAGAAGGTGGTTTATATGTCATATATATTAGTAATAGATTTATAAACCAAAATTTATTTTTTATTATCCGTAGATCTAATTAATGCTACGTTTTCAGGTCTATTCTCTAATTCACCTCCATATCTAGATGCAATTTCCCGTTGGGTTTTTGCACTTGGATGTCGTATATCATCCCCCCTCTTTCTATTCTGTAGCTTTGTAGAAATTTCTTTTCTAAATGTCATATTTGGTTGCTTATATGGATTTTGATCGTTTCCCTTTCTACCGTCAGGTGCATATACCCCCTTTTCAACCATCTCTTCCGAATACAAAGATCCGCCCCAACTTGCATCCATTGCATTTGCACTTATTTTCTCATCAGAAGTAAAATTTTTATCTAAAGGTGTATATGCACCGACATATTGATCTTCTGTATCAAATCCTGGATAAGAATTTTTATTATATGGCGCGTCATTATGATTGGCATCATATAATTTGGTTTCTTGGGCTGTTCTAGGGACATTGCTAGGAAGACCACCTTGTTTTTCTACTATATTTGGTAACATTCTATATCCTTTATTGTTTTGAGCATCATAAGTCTCTTGAAAATATAAAACAGGGCACCGAATTCCTTTAGCGCGCTGCCAGTTTAAAAACTCTGTATAATCTTCTAAATTCTTAAATCTAATCGGATTCACCCCTGGAATACGTGCTTTATTAGAATATATAAGATGCAATTCCTTGCCTTTTTGAACCAATAAATTAGGACATTCCCCAGAAGATTCAAAACCTTCTATGAAATCGGAGTGTTTATAATTACAACAAAATAGTAATCCTAATATAAATATCATTGCTATTATGATCAACTTCATCTATATACAATACAAATAAAAGTTTTTCTTTGTTTTATATATATGCCAAATCAGAATAAGATTGTTGTCATTGATTTAAATGATGGAAACATTGATAAATTTGCCCAAGACATGCCTAACCATGGGAAAGTTTTTATTGCATATTTAGCTGATTGGTGCGGTCATTGCCAGCATTTTAAACCCGAATGGGAGAAAATTAAATCGCATCTTAAAGCAAATCCAGATGGAAGCGGTCATGTTGTAACGGTAAGTGATAAACATATGCAAAAGTTACCAAGCAAACAACCATCAGGATTTCCAACTTTGAGTCTTTTTAGGGGTAAAGATCATTTAAAAGATTATGATGGAGGAAGAAATATGCCAGAAGTTTTACAATTTATTAAAGAACACTTGGGTAAACAAAAACATCGTACAAAGCGTCATACAAAACATCGTACAAAGCGTCATACAAAACATCGTACAAAGCGTCATACAAAACATCGTACAAAGCGTTAAAAAGAGAAAACGCAACGCAACTCACAAAAAACACAAAAAACGTGTAAAACACACAAATCATAAACGAAAACGACGAAAATTAATATTTGATTCGCCGGCNACCATGGCACNNACNGACATNTTTTATAGAGGCGGAAAGAGAAAAAGATCTAGAAATAAAAGGAAAAGNAAACGACAACGTACAAAACGTCGTCGCAGATCAAGAAGGTAAATTATATAGTTTAACACATTTCCTCAATTTGTTTTTTAAATAGCAAATCCATTTGACTTTCAGGTTCCCAATTTTCCCATCGAGTATAAATACCATTAATACATTTACATAAAGGGCAATCGCAAGCGCTTTCTGTAAATTCTTCAATATCATCCTCGTCAACATTAATAACCTCGTCAATTTCATCCATATCATCTTGGCTAAATATTTCTTGTTTTATTTTTTCAGCCTGTTCTACTATATCAGGCCTCCTTTTAAAGAAGAACATTTCAAGCATCATGGATCTCTTTAAATCTTCAGGTGTTACACCCCTTCTTTTGGCGTGTGTAACATATTTACCAGCAGTCTTAATAGCACCTTCCGCAAATGCAACTACTAAAGCCACTGCGTTTTGTTTTGCATCCTCATCAGATACAGCGTCCTGTACATTGTCAAATCCGCTTTTCATAAAAGTATAATCGCTCATATTGTATTAGTATAGTGTATAAGTTATTTATTATATCCATTTCAATTTAATTCTTTGTAAAATTGAAATTATTTAATCCGTGTATATAAGTAATTATAATACACAATGGATACAGTAAAATACAGAAGATTATGTCTAGGTCGCGGCCAAACCAAATTTAAAATGGTCAAAAAAGTAGTTGAACTTGATTATTTTGCCGAGACATCTACTCGGTTCCAGAGACCAATGTATACATATGATTTGCAAAAAAATCATCCTTTAGTCTTGTCAGGAAATGCATTTTGGCAAACTCATAATGAATTATGCATTGGATATGTATTGGTAACAAATAATGATGTTTTTAGGCCAATATTTTCACATGCGCGTCAAAGAATTTTAGACCAACTGAATTTTGTATTCCCCAGGTATATAAACCATTTTTGGGAAAAATATAGAACAAGATCGTGGGATTTATTATTCAAAAAAAAGAATTTACCAATTGAGATAATCAATATTATTATTAATCTAGCATACCCAAAGAAAATTAATAAATTAGATTTATAATATGAATTTATTTATTATATCCATTTTAATTCTTTGTAAAATTGAAATGATTAAATCCGCGTATATAAGTAATTGTAATACAAATGGATACAGTAAAATACAGAAGATTATGTCTAGGTCGCGGTGGGAATCTGCGAGGTCAAAACAAATTTAAAATGGTCAAAAAAGTAGCGGAACTTGATTATTTTGCCCAGACATCTGAGGCTCGGTTCCAGGTACCAATGTATCGTCACCTGACGTTGTCAGAGCAAAAACAGAATCATCCTTTAGTCTTGTCAGGAAATGCATTTTGGCAATCTCATAATGAATTATGCATTGGGTATGTATTGGTAACAAATAATGATGTTTTTAGGCCACTATTTTCACATGCGCGGCAAAGAATTTTAGACCAACTGAATTTTGTATTCCCCAGGTATATAAACCATTTTTGGAAAAAATATAGAACAAGATCGTGGGATTTATTATTCAAAAAAAAGAATTTACCAATTGAGATAATCAATATTATCATAAATCTAGCATATCCAATGCCAAAGAAAATTAATAAATTAGATTTATAATATGAATAATATATACTGAGATGTATTCAAACAAAAATTTTATAGTAGCTTTTTCATTGGTGGCATCATTGACAAGCGTTTTTATAACTTTTGGAAGGAAACAAATGTTTAATAAATACGATGTTGAAACGGTTTATTTTATTGATTTAATTTTATCAACTTTTTTTGTTTTATTTTTCCTTTTTACATTTGGAAATACCAAAAATATTGTAAGCAATACCAAAAAATTTACAATGAAAGATTGGGGGATTATTACAGGAACGGCTCTAGCATTATCATCTACTGTAATATTGGGCGGAAAAATTCTTGAAAACAATGATATTTCTTATCTAACTCTTTTAGATACAGGAGTAGATGTTTTAGCAAGTGTATTAGTTGCATATTTATTTTATAATGAAGAATTAACTCTGAAAAAAATAATGGGTGTTGTTTTGATATTGACGGGCGTTTTTATAATCCACTAAAATTGAATTAGATAGAATAGATAATATTGTATCTAATAAATACAATGAACTCTTCTCCTCAATTTAGATTATACGATTTTAAGATCACAAATGAAATTAGTGTTAAAAAAAAGGGAAGCGTGAAAGAGTTCGCAATTCAAATGTTCGCAATGAATGAAAAAGGCGAAACCGCGTCAATTAAAGTAGAACAATTTGAACCATTCTTTTACATTAAAGTCGGTGATGATTGGACAGAAACAACTGTCAATGCATTCAAGGTTCATATAAGAAGAGAATTGGCCAAAACAGATTTAGAACAGAAATATAAACAATGGGAGAAAGGGAAAAAGGTATATCCCGGAGTTGCTAAGACCGATATTGGAACAGATCAAAGTTTAAGAGAGTATATGGATACCCATTGTAAGACATATAAAACTTATCAGTTCAAAGGCATGCGCGATATGCAATTGGTGTCTAGACATAAATTATATGGGTTCGACAATAAAAAAATGCACCAATTTGTAGCTATTAAATTTCAAAATACATCAGCATTAAATAAAGTTAAAAACTTGTGGTATGACAGATATCCCGATGCCACGAGTTATTTTGGATATACCATGCATTTAAAAACAGTCTATTTTGAAGAGTGTGATATCGAATTATATGAAGCAAAGCTACCGCCTCTTTTAAGATTCTTTCATATACAGAAGATTAACCCATCTGGGTGGATACAGTTACCTAAACGAAAGTACAAAATTATAAAAAATAAAAAA